GGTGAAGACGCCTGTGACCGCACTAGCGAACAAGTTTCGCGCCGAAACGCCGATTAAACGATAGTTCGTCGCGAGCACTGTTGGCGATAGGTCTGTCTGTCTATCTAGGGGACGGAACAGCTAGACGGGGGCATCCCCGCAGTAGTCAGGTATAGTGAAACTCGATGCCTTAATAACTATGTGGAGCACTCGAAAAATGTGCACTCATTAGATACACTTCTTGTTTAATCGCCGAAATCGGTTTCCGTGATAACGATGCTGATAATTGCACTTATCTTGAATTTCTCTCTGTTTTGTATCACTACTACAACAGGCTATGGGGATAGGGTGGGGGTTAGGCGACAGGACTGGATCGGCGGTGGGGAGGAGGTGGGTACCTGAATGTCTGCACGAAAACCAAATTTTGAGGCGCGACATGGCCGATAAAACTGCCGTCATCTATTGCCGAGTCAGCACCGCTCGGCAGGCCGAAGATGAACTGCCGATTGCCTCGCAACGCCAGCGCTGCGAGGAACGGGCGCGGTCGCTCGGTGCCGAGGTATTACGGGTTTTCGCCGATGAGGGGATTAGCGGCCAGCATGACAGCCGGCCCGCGTTTCAAGCGGCGATTCTGGCTTGTGAGGCGTACAGCCCGACGTATTTCCTGTGCTGGTCTACGTCCCGGTTTGCGCGTAATCGGCTGGATGCCCAGCTTTACAAGCGCCGCTTGGCGAAAACGGCCACCGAGTTGGTTTTTGTATCAATGGAAATTGACCGGTCCAGCGATGGCGGATGGCTGACCGAAGGGGTGATGGAGCTATTTGACGAGTTCTATTCCCGGCAGATCGCGGCGGATACTCGGCGGTCGATGATGCGATCTGCCCAAAACGGCTACTGGGTAGGGGGTTGTCCGCCCTTCGGCTACCAGTCCCGGCCTGCGCCGGAGGACCCGCGCCGGAAACGATTGGAACCGGTTGAAACCGAGGTGGCGACGGTTCAGCGCATTTTTCAGATGCGGGCGCAAGGCATCGGAGCGCGAGCGATTGCCGTGGCGCTCAATGAGGAGGGGCTGATCAACCGCCAGCACCCGTGGTTTAAATCCTCGGTGCTGGCCTTGCTGAGGAACCGGGCGATGCGCGGGCAGATTGTGTTCGGGCGCAAGCTGCGCGTCGATGGGGTGCGGCGGACGATGGCCGATGCCGATTGTGTGATTGTGGATGCTCACGCGCCGATCATCGGCCTGGCGCTGTGGGAAACCGTCCAGACCATGCTGGATCGCGACGCGCTCAACACGACGCCAGGGGAGTATGCCGTGGGGGGGTCACCGGTCAGCGGGCATGTCTTCACCGGGTTGTTGCGGTGTGGGCGATGCGGCGCCGGGTTGCTGATCGAGACGGCCAAGGGCCGGTCAAAGCGCTACAGCTATTACAACTGCCGGACGGCGCAACAGGGCGGTGATTGCGTGACCCGCCGCTTGCCTGCCGATGAGTTAGACGATTGGCTGGTGGATCTGCTGTGTGCAGACTTATTTACCCCGGAGCATCTGCGCAGCGTGGTCAAGGATTTACAAATGCTGGTCGGGCGTTGGCATACGGATCGGCAGGCGCGCCGGCTGGCGGTCGAAGGGCAGATCAAAACCGTGGCGCGGCGCAACTCAAAGTTGTACGAGGTGCTGGAAGAATTGGGGCGAGATGCGCCTAATTTGGGCGATTTAGCGGCTCGATTGCGCGAAAATAACCGACAATTAAAGAAATTGGAGAGTGAATTAGTCAGAATTGATGCGGAACAGCCGCCGGATGTGGAATTGTCCGATATTGACGCGCAATCTTTGATGGAAGCGCTCGTTGATACCATCAAATCGGACTACAATCCCGCCAAGGCTCGCGCCTTGTTTTCCAGTTTTATCAAGGAAATCATTGTGGAAGAGAATCAGATTCGGATTGAATATGACCCGAACCGCCTGGTTGAAAAGGCGGTTCCCAGATCATTGAATTGGCTCCCCGAGCCGTCCTGTCTAGGAACCATCACGTTATCCCGTCGGCTGCCAGAGCTGCGGCATAAAAGGGCGCGCGCATGACCCACTTAAAAGACTGCCGCGCAACTCTGTACTCCTTCGCAGGATCAAGGCTTGGTGTAGGCCCGTTCCAAGTTGTTCGCATTACCAACTCAACGCCTGACGATTGGCATGAATGGCCTGAAAGTTATTCAGTGGGAAGGCCAGACTTAGGCCCGTTATTAGAAATCGCCGTGATTGAGATCGTGGATGACCGCGATAACGCGGAACCCTTTATAGGTTTGGATACAGCATGAAAGTGGACGCGCCGTTTGATGCGATCACCTTTCGCTGCAAACCTTGCAACCAGACTTGGAAGGCCAAGCCCGGTCGGGTAGAGGATGCGCCGGACCGTGAGCATCACCCGTGGCGCTACTTCGCGCTGTGCCCGCAGTGTGGAACGGAATCCGGGCAAGTGGGCTGGGAAGTCGGGTTGATGGCGATGTGGGCCAAGGGCGTTCCCAGCCCAACTCCTGAAGCGCGCGCGGCCAGCGCGGAACGGTTCAGGAACATGGTGCACACGCCGGAAATGAACCGGCGCACCCGCTTCAACCGAATGAAACACGGCCTGACCGCCAAGGTTGCGGTGTTCTTTCCGCAACGCCCCGGTGGTTATCCCCACTGCAACGGCTGTCCGTATCTGGATCAGGGCTGCGGGACGTGGGATCACGGGGCGTGTCTGCATCGCACCGAGTTGTACATGCGCCACCGGATCGCGTTCCAGCAGGGCGATCCAAAAGGGCTGGTCAATCTGCGGGCGGATTTGCAGGCCAGCATCCAGGCGATTATCGACGATATGATCTTGGCGATTATCAAGACCGGGGTCGAGTTGCGATCGCCGAAGTGGTACACCGATTCCGATGACAATTTCCGCTTGGCGGAATATGTCGATAGCGAAGGCAATCAGCGGTTAATCGAACAGATTGAGGCGCACCCGCTACTCAAGCCCCTGTTTGAATTGCTCAGTCGCAACAACCTGTCGCTGGGCGATATGCGCATGACGCCCAAGGCGCAAGAAGAGGATCAGGAGTTGGCCGGATTCATCGCCCACAAGGAACAGCAGGATGAAGCGTTGACCGGGTTTGCGGAGCGGCAAACCTTGGCGCTGGAGGCGTTGAAAGGGCTGATTGAGAACAGCCGGGCGCGGCAAGCCGCCGATCCGGTTTTGCTGGAGCATCAGCGGGAGGGCGAGGGCGAGGGCGATGGCTGACCGCGTATCCGCCAAGCAGCGCCTGGTGCTGCAAAACCGCGCTGAAATCGAAGTGATGCGCTATGCCGGCGATCATGCGCTGTGGCACAAACACGTTCACAACGTCGAATTGGATTCGATGCAGGTTCTCAAATGCCTGGAAATGGATCAGCATCCGCGCACGTTGGATTTCTCTTGCCGGCGGACGGGCAAGACGGCGGTCAAGGAACTCTATCTGCTGATGTACAACGCGACCAATCCCGATCAGGAAGAAGGCATCGTCGCGCCGCGTGAAGCGCAAAGTCTGGTCAACCTCGGTTATCACCTGGACGCGATTCGGCGTTCGCCGATCCTGACCGCGTGGCTGGCCTGCAAGCAAGGCCGGGTGCAGTTGGCCGATACCTATTACCAGTTCCACAATCGCAGCGTGGCGCGGGCCTACGGGATCATGGCGCAGGTGGACGGCGGCGATTTGACCACGGCCAGCCTGGAAGAAGTGGACGATATGCCACCCGACCGGCTCTATTCGCGGTTCCTGCTGATGCTGGGTTCCACTCGCCGCCTTGGCGCCAGTGCGGCCAGCAAGAACGATCCACAGATTCGCATCACCGGTGTGTTCAAGGGCGCGGATACGCTGTCGGGCATGGTCGAATCGGGCGAATACCGGGTGGTGCCGATTGTAGATGCCTACCTGGGCATTGAACTGGGCATCATCAACGAGGCCTTTATTACGCTGATGCAGAGCCAGCTCTCGCCGGATGAATACCTGCGGCAATTGCTGTGCCGGAATGTCTCCAGTCGCAACCTGATTTGGGAAAGCAAGGTTCGACTGGCGATGTCCATCGGACTCAAAGCCAACCTGCAACTGGCCGATCCGTTGCCGGGCTACCGCTACAAAAAGCGCGGGATGCTGTCGTTCGGCTATGACGCCAGCGGTCACGGCGAATCCGCCCATGCCTCAAAACATGCGTTCATTGTCCTGGAACAGGTGGGCAATTATGCGGTGCTGGTGTTCGCGAAAACCTGGGCAGCGGGCGCGGATGATCAAGTGGTTAAGCGGGATTTGCTGGGGTTTTGGGACTATTTCCGCCCGGACTATGCGATTGGCGACGCTTACGGCGTCGGGATGTTGACGCAACTGAATGA